CCCGCCCCCGGTCATGCCCGCCGGAGATCGACAGCCGCCAGGGCTTGCCCTGCTTGCCCCATATGGGTATACCACAATGGGCATATTACACAAATACCCACACAAATTATTGTCTATATTTTAAGGGCATTATATTGCCCATAACTATTGACAAATACCCTAATGGGCATTACAATAGGCACATACAAGACGAGGGCGCACCCGGCAGCCTACCAAAGCAACCCGGGAACGCCCCCACACCAGCCAACAGGCCAGCACGGAGAGTATACCACATCCGGCAGCCGTTGGCAAGAGATTAGGCCATAGGGCCGGGAGGTAATACAATGGATTATACAACGGTACTTGCAAAGGTAAAGCAGACACTGGAGCAGCGCAAGGACCGCAGCGCATGGAGCCGGGGCGTTACAGCCTATGCCGTGGATATGCTGCAGCAGATCGCGGAATACTACAAAGACGGTTATATCTCCGCCGACGATCTCGAGACATGGACCACCGCCGAGGCCGCAGCGCTGAACGGCGCGCGGGACTGGAGTGAATACAGCTGGGGCGGCTCTGCCCTTGTGTATGATGGAGACATTGCCGCCGCGCTCTGCACCCCGTCCGAACTCAAAAAGACCCGCAACGGAGACCGCAGGCCGAACAGCCGGGAAGAATGGCTCGATGTGCAAGCCCGGGCACTGCGTCAGGCTTTCCGCCGCGTGTATTCTGCGATCCGGATCGCCCGGCAGGAGGTGCAGCAATGATGAACCAAGACCGGCTTTTCCGAAACCGCAAATTGCAACTTATGCGAACCGCAGAAGCAACAACGCCCGGAAGACTCCGCTTTATCGCAATTCAATACCTGTGCAGCTTCTCCCGCATTTCGCCTTATGAAATGGCGGCAGCCCTTGCAAATGATGGCTTTGAAATTCTCTTTGATAACTCTGCCATCAGTAAAACAGAGCGAGAAGCGGAACGGCGTAAATTTATCAAAGCATCGAAGGAGGTGCAGCAATGAGGAAGTATAAATTGAAAGAGCTGCGCGACCTGGTGCGGCTCGGGGTGGCTGAGGATTACACCAACAAGCCGAGCGATTATATTTACACGCTGCGCAGGCTTGAAAAAGTGGGCTATTCTTCCGGGGTTTACGGTATCAATGGCGGATTGGTCGAAGATACCGAAACCGGCGCATTATACGCCATTATCGGGCGTTGTTCGAATCTGTTTATCTTGTTTTAAGGGGGTTGCAATATGAACATTGATAGCATCATGAAAGAGCTTGCGGAGTATATCCGGATGCAGGAGGAAGCCGCCGCAATGGTGGAAAGCCTCAAGGACCAGCTAAAAGAGCGCATGACCGCCGCCGGGGTGGAATCCCTGGCGGGGTCAGAACACAAGGCCACCTATAAGGCGGTTACATCCTCCAGGGTAGATACAACCGCCCTTAAAAAGGAGCTACCCGAGGTTGCAGCCCGCTACACCAAGACGACAACCGCCCGGCGGTTTACTTTCGCTTGACCTGCTCCGGCGTATGTGCTACAATTGCCATGTATAGACAGATCAAAAAAGATGGCGTCCGCTGCGGCAGCAGTAACGCTTGGGGCGCACTCGGTCCGCCCTATAAACATTTTTAACAAACATTTTTAACAGGAGGAACAGAACATGGATATCAACACCCACGGACGGAACATCAAGCAGGAGACATTGGCCAACGCCTCCAACGCCACCAAGGGGCTCGGCTCCCGCACGGGGGAGTATGCGGAAATTTTTTACGACAAGTCTACCGGCGATGTCTGGAGCAAGTATCACTGGGACCGCGAGGAATGGACTGTCTACCACGACGATGACGTCACGAAGGTCGGTATTGCGGTACGGTACAAGACCCAGCAGCAGATCGCGGACATGATCGCCCGCGCCTTGACGGAGGACGAGCAGACCGAGCGCGAGAACGCCGCATATTTGGCGGGCGGAACAAGGGGGTGCCGCTCTTGATCCTGTTGTATATCCTGTTGCAGCCTATTCTTCTGCTTTTCGATCTGGCCAAACTCCAGAAATGACCACCGCCCCGCATGGCGCAAGCTGTGCGGGGTTTCCATTTGCTCTCGGTGTATTCCGGGGGCTTTTTGCTGTATGCCTTATTTGCCATTTTAACGCCCCTGCAAGGCGCTTTAACTGTGGCCGCTGTCCCTACATTTCCCCCGCTCTGTGTGCGCTGTACGCCTTGTTTATGGCCTTGTGGCGTGGCGTTGCACCCTCCGCCGTGCATTGCCGCTTTGCGGTGTGCTGCCAGCTTGCCGCCATCGTGCGCCGCCCCTGTGCCCTTGGCGGGGTGGCTGGCCCCTCCATGCTGGCCGTGGCTTCTGGTGGTGGTGCGCCTCTCTGCCAAAGTCGCTGTCATAGTTGCCGGGAAAGTTGCAAAAGTCGCTGGCATAGTCGTTCGCTTCTGTGCAAAAGTCGCTACGAAAGTCGCCAGTGTCTGCGGCAAAGTCGCTACGAAAGTCGCTCGCTTTACCCCAAAATCATAGTCGTTTACAAAATTCCGTGTATAAAGGCGGGATTTTCCCTGCCGCAACACCACCCGTTCACGGAAAGCCGCTCAAAAGTCGCGCGGTTTTGGCTTATTTTGCCTCAAAGTCGCTGGCTTCAATGTACTTGCGCTGGAGCTGCTCAGGGGTCAGCCCCTCAATCTGCGGCTGATTCGGCGTCAAAACCATCTCCTGCTTGTCCACCATGCCGTAATAGTTCTTGGCACGGAAGCAATATGCAAGGAAATTCAGCTTCCCGGAAACCACAAGTTTTGCGTCAAAAGTCTGCATAAAACCCTTAGCTTTTTTAATTATGGCCGCTGTTTCGGGGCTAAATCCCTTGCGTCTCCCGTATTCCCAGTCCTTAACTGTGCTAATTGCGTAACCGGTAGACAGGAATAGTTCCTCTACTGTTGGTGTCTGCCCTGTCTGTGCGCAGCGTGCGTAATAGTCGTTTATTCTCTCCTTGAGTTCTTCGTCACTCTTTACCTTTGGTTGTCTATACTCTACAAGCACCTCTGTAAGGAGCTGAGATACAAGCGCTCTATCTTCATCGCTACTGAGGTCAGGGAGGCAGGAAGGAAAGTTTCTTTTTCCGCCTCTGCCGGTCTCCGGTCGGTTATCCTTTGTTTTTGCAATGGCAGTAGATTTCTTTGTTGCCATTATGTATCACTCCTGTTCATCTCCTGCCTCGGATAATATGGATTTAATCATGTCGGCATTATTTCTGATGATATCCATCGTTACATCGCTTTGGATGTGGTGCGAAAACACAGCCTTATCTTGCGCATCAGCATTGTAATACCCTGTAAATGTCGTTCCATCATGCGCCGTTGCTGCAATACAGATCGATTTTGGCGATACACCTACAACTGTTTCTATGGCTTCTTCCAGCCATGCAGCATACGGAAGCTTTGAAATATCCTGTTCTGTATATGCCAATTTTTCTTATCTCCCCTCTAAAAACCAAATCTCGTTTGGATTGAGGAAATCCCCACAAAGAATGTTTCTCTCAAACCAATTCCTCCCTTTTGGCGCGATCTTGCACAGACGCTCTATTGTTTCTGCAACATTGTCTGGCTGAATATCTATTCCAAAAATAGTCGAAGCCGCTTGTTCCTGCGTCATCCCGCTGGCAAGTTTCCTGTTCAGCACTTCAACAAGGAAGTTTCCATTCCCGCAAGCCGGCTCTAATACATTTCCTGTCCAGTCGGGGATTAAATCGCACATGGCTTTAACTTCGCGCTCATCGGTAAAGACCTCTCCAAAGTCACGAACACGATTTTTGCTTTTTACTTGCCCAGAACATTTCATGTGATATGGAAAACGCCCCTCTCGGTTTCTTGCCCATGTTTGTTGGAGTTTTTGCTATATGTTTCCTATTGCTATCCAAGCACCTTTGGCACACCTTATATGGGGAAACAGGGGCGGCGTTACCGCATTTTTTACAAAGTAATACACCATCAAGCATTTCTTTCGGCTTTATGCCTTTCCTGCGAGATTCTTCCTCTTTGTACTTTGCCCATTTCGCCTGACACAAAGCGCACATTTTCGCGCCGGGTTTAGGTGGTCTCTTTCCGCATTGAGTGCAAATCCCATTATCATGCCGCTGTTTCCGCCGCTCAGACATTCTCTGATACGCTCTTTTTTTCTGCTCTTGCGTATATTTTCGTGTTTCTTGGATGCTGTCGTTGATGCAATCTGGATAAGGGCAAGAAAAGCAATCTGACGCTTTGCATCGCATTCTCTCTCCCCCCTCTTGTTTGTCACCAGCCCCCACCCCTTGGCTACAGTAACAGTCTTTCCCCTCCCATGCGGCCTTCTGGAAGCTCTCAAACATGGGTTACACAGTTATTTTGGCACCACACCGCGCCGCGCCTTTTCATCAGCCGCACACTGTTTTTGCGGATTAACTGTCCGCCGCTGTGGCCACAGCTTGTGTGTACTTAACTTCTCGCGCTTCCTCGCCCGCTTGTGTGGTTGGTGCGGCATTGCAGTCCTGCCCTGCTTTAGCGCTTCAGGGAAAGTCCCCGTCACTCGCTGTGGTCTCCCCTTACGGGGCACCTATGCCGCATATGCCCCCTCTGGGTCACATCGTTGAGAGGTGCGAGGGGTCCTGTTTGTGCCGTGTGGGAGGTGCGACCTCCCGCCCCTGATCGCGGGGTGCAACGAGCGCACGGCATATGACAACAGCCCATAGGTTTCCCTACAGGCTGTTTGTGCCGGTATGACCTTGCGGTGCCAGAAGGTGCGCCCAATACCGGCGGCGCATAAGATGGAGGAAACGGGTTGAGTGGAAAGACGGGTGGATGGCTATGCCTTATCATCCACTGTACCTATTGTAGCACATCATTAGGTGGAATTTGTGCCAACTTTCTCTGCAAAACCACAATATATGGCTATGTCAAGCAAAAACTGCTCTTTTCTCCTGCTGAATGTCCGCTCGCTTATCCCCGGCACGATGATCCTACTTCGAGAATACTTGTGCTTGCCCTGACAGTTGCGCATGATCCCCTGTGTAAGCTGCTTTCGGACGCTCTCGCTCTCCAAATCCAGCCCGCAGCGGTCTATGGCGTATTCTACAGCCCGCATTTTCTTGGTTTCCGGCCAGTTTTCTATGGCGGCAAGCTGCTCCGCCTTGCTCTCTGCCGGTCTACCAATGCTGGGTGATCGGGGCATACCCTCTGTTGCACTGCTTCCGCCGCTCAGTATCTCGCTCCGCGCATCGTTGTATGCCTGTACTCTCCGGGGATAACCTCTGACATAGGCGATGCACTCAAGCCGCACATCATACGGCAGTTTTTGTTTTCGACTCATGACCGCCTCCTCACTCTGCGTTGTTGATTAGTTTGTAGTCGATCCGCAGAGCGTCCGCAATGTCTTTCTTGGTCACATAGCCGCTGTTCTTTGCATTCACCAGCTTCACAAGGCACTTTTGCAGATACTCAATGCTCATGGTGTCGTGGCTGTCCGGCGTTTCCTCCAGCACATGGAATCCAAACTTTGTAAGCAGCACTTCGGATACCAAATCCATATTCTGCTTTGTCCCTATCAGCTTTCCCTGCTGGTACGCTTTCATGGGGTTGTTGGGCAGGGTTTTGCCGTCAATTCTCATTTCCGTCCCTCCTTGATCTTGTCCATCAGAAGCAGCCGCACAGCTTGGCAGAGTGCATATACAAGGCTATTCTGCCAAATGCTCCGTCGCTCCTTAATGCGGCACATACCGTTCTCGATTTCCTCCAAGGCTTCCAGCATTGCGTCTTTATTCGCCATCGGCTGCCCTCCACGGAGTGTCCACGCATTCAGGATGGACAATCTCCATCTCGATCGCCCACAGTAGGTTCCACGCTGCAGCTACAAGGTGCGGCTCGTCTACATAGACCGCCAAATATTTTGCTGCGTGGCGAATGGCGGAATCTAACAGACTGTGGGTTGGGATTCCTTTATCGACATTATGCTCCCCGTATTTCAAAGCACCCGCCTCGCAGTGCTTCGACACTTCCATGATAGCCAACCAAGGGAGCAAATCCATCCGTCCCTTGCCCGTGTGCATATCCCGGAGCGCTCCGCTTGGAAACTTGGTTCTTTCTCCGCTGTCTTTAATCATAGTCCTTCCGTTCTCCATAGCTGCAAAAGTCATCGTCCTTTACTGTGACATCGTACTCGCTCAGCTCATACCAATAGCCTTCGCAGGAACGTCCATTTCCATCTTTGCAACTGTACTTGCACTCCTTGCACCGCACCACGGCCACAGCGTCCACGGTGGGGGCGGCGGCCACAATGGGCAAAGCAATCTCGTCCCTATCTGCGTTATCGTACCACGGCTCGTCGTCGAGCTTTTCCCACAAGGTATCACCATCAATCAGCCGCATTTTCTGCGCCTCCCTCCATTGGTTCTCCACAGTTAGGACAGAAATTCCAATCCCCAACATCGAAAAAGGTAAAGTCTCGCTTCACCATCACGCCGCACTTCGGGCATTTGATGTAGTCGTGATCTTCAATCCACCGCATCGCCGTCACCTCCGTCCTTCCGTTCTCCGTAGCTGCAATAATCGTCAGCTTTTACATACGATAATCCTCCGGCGAAAACGCATCCGAATTCGTATTCCTCTGGCTCGTAATGCTTGCACTCCTTGCACCGCACCACGGCCACAGCGTCCACGGTGGGTGTGTCTTGCAAAGCATCATAAAACGCATCAAACGCACCTATTACACCTACACCTTGTTCAATTTGTTCGTTAAACAAGCGCTCTAATTCTTCCGCATCAATCAGCCGCATCGCCGTCACCTCCGTCCATCTTTGCCCCGCAGTTGGGGCAGTAGTTGTAGGCACCATCAATAGACGGGTCAAGAGACCACCACCCACAAAACGAACACCTAAGCTGACTGAGCGTGTTAAGCGTTTGCTGGATGTATTCCCACCGCCCGTGCACCACCGGGGCAGCGTAGTTGCGTAGTCGTTCTAACGCTCTTTCGCAAGTCGGGCACAACTCGCACTGCTCCATTGTAGCAAACCACTTTCCACACGCCTTACAATCAGGCATCGTTGTCACCTCCGTTCTCAATCGCCACAAGCAGTTTGGCAACTCTCCCGTCTTTTAACGTCCACTCATAGCCGCCAGAGGACTTGTCACCGTGCAGACCACCAAGACATTCCTGTATTAAATAGTCGCGCACAGCACATAAGGCTTCATCGGTGCACTCCGTTTTGTTCTGCCATAGGTTCTTGTTCTTACTGTTTAGCGTACCCGCGTAAATCCCAAATGCGCCGCATCCAACATGATATTCAGCCATTATTCATCGCCTCCAGTGCTTTCTCCGCTTCCTCGCTTACCGCAGTAATTCTCCCATGTTTCACCAGATCACAGAACACATTGTAACCCATGTGAAACACAATTCCGCAACTGCTGCAATAGCGAATTGCAAGATCTACATCCTTCATAAGTCGCAGACTGTCGATGTTTTCCTTGCATAGCAAAGTGCGCCCACTGGTAAATGGCAGCACCACCAGCCGCCCGTCCTTGTCGGCCTCTGCCAGCTCCCGCAGGCGGTCATAACCTCCTCCGATGCTGTTCAGCACTGACATCATGGCATTCCATTCGCCCCACATACTGTGGACTTCTCCCGGTTCCAGACCCGTGTCCTCGTAGGCGGCGAGGCGGCTCTTGAGGCGATTGCGGCAGTACAGCGCGGTGCAGTCAAACATCGGCTGACCATGCCTCCCCGCCCAATCCGCTTTGCACTTCTCGCAGTCCATCATTACCTGTCCATCGGTGTCACGTTTCGTCAGTCGTTCCATCACTCCACCTCCAAATCCATCTTTGCCCCGCAGTTGGGGCAGTAGCTGTAAAATTTGCCGTACTCAGGGACATCCCATCCGCACTCAGAGCAAACTTTCCGCGTCTTATAACCGTCCATGCTATTCCACCGCCCATGCACCACTGGGGCCACATCAGCGGCAGGAGCTTTGCTTACTTCCCGCAACACTTTGGCAGCCTGCAAGTACGGGATTTCCTGTGGACTCTCCGAGAACACATCCTTGGTGTAAACAGCACCGTGATAACGCTTCGTGTTTTCGATTGCTCTCGCACCGGCGTTCATGGCAAGTATGAGTTCTTTCGTGCGCTCGATGTATTCAACCATTACATAATCTCCATTCTACAGAAATCCATGCGAAAAGGTACGAATACTGTGCCGCGCACATAAGCTCTGCAAACTGTCTCGCACGATTCCTCTCTATTCCACACGACATTAGCAACTTGACGAAGCGTTTACGGCTCATTCTTCAGCCCTCCTGTTCCACTCTTTAATGGCATCTTCTTCCGTGTGTCCTCTTTTTGCACCAGCACCGCATTTTTGACACTGTGTAAAGAATCGGTAGTACAAATACTCATTATCATCCGCAAGTATCTCTACGCTTTTGTATCCGCAAAACGGGCAGGGTTTCAGTTCATATTCAGCCATTGTCAGCCCTCCTGTTCCACGCCTCGGCGGCTTGTTCTTCCGTGTCGTAAATATACACACCGCCCAAAATCCCGCCATCGCACTCATAGCTTGCAATCGGGCATTCCGGGTTTTCCTCGTGAGCGTGGTGAAGCATAAAGCCAAGCCCACTATAGGGATGTTCTCTATATGCCTCATCATGCAGATTTCCTTCGTCATCACACGGAACAAGGCTAACTTTACCGCCACAGCATGGACACGGTTTCAGTTCAGCCACGCTCGATCACCTCCTGCTTCCACGGGGTGATCTCCTCCACGGATACCACCCGCACGTCCCCATAGCGCTCCAAGTCCATGGCCAGCGCCTCCTTGATGCCGATGGCCTGTCCCACCGGCCTGTCTACGTCCATGACGATCCTCAGCATCCTGCCTCCTCCTTACTCATGTTATAGGCCCAGCGGAGCTTACGCTCCGGCGGACTGACATAATACTCTCGTCTTCTTACACCAGACCACTCGGCCCCGCCAGCCTCTCCCTCGCAGACAAAGTTACTGGCTCTCAAACTCGCCCCGAACTCTGACACCAGCGTGTAGGTAATCACCCGCTGATAGCCCATGGCTCGTGCAATCTGCACACACGCACCGTACAGTTTGGAACAGGCGTTGTGCGTGCCGTCCGTGCAGTTGCGGTATATCTCCAACGTGGTGCCGTTGTCTAACCTCCGTGCTACGGGTCTGCCGCAGATCGCCACACCACAGAGGCGCTCATCCTCCCAGCAGGCCACCGCAAACTTACCGCCGGTCGGTGGGATGCTGTGCCTGTGATACTCGCCTACATACTCCCTCGCCTGCTTAAGGTGGCATGGCCTAATTGTCAGCATCCTGCCTCCTCCTTACTCACGTCCTCGCTCCCCCTTGATCTCCTCCGTCAGCAAGAGCCTCACTCCCTGACACAGGGCATACACCAGCCCGTTTTGCCAGATGTCCCGGCTCTCCTTGACCCGGCACATCCCCGTCTCAATAGCGTCCAGCGCCTCCATCAAGTCCTCACGCCTCGCCATACTTGCCCTCCCCTCGAAATACCACAACCATAGAGGGAAACGGTGCCGGATTGGCTGCTCCGCCAAACCTCAACCGCCCCCTCACAAAACGAATCTCAGCCTTGCCATATATGTACTCGTGGAACCACTTGGTGTCCGTCCGTGCGGGCAGCAGCATCACTACCACCGCACCAGCCTTTGCCGCCAAGGCCGCCCTCTCCACCCATTTGCCTATTTGACGGCCATATGGAGGGTTGCACCATACCACGCCCTCCCATGGCTGGGTAAGCCCATCCTGCTCCGGCGTGTAATACCGGGGAGTCTTTGCATTTTCCGGCAAGGCGCAGACGTCCAAGCTAAATCCAAATTCTCTGTTTATCTCGTCGAAAAAGTCCTGCGGTGTCGCCCACTTATCCGTTTTGCTGCTGAACATCAAGCTTGCATCCATTACTCCACCTCCTGCTGCCAGAACCTACGGCGGCACTTGGGGCAATGCTCCATAGGATTAGCACACCCACCGTACTCGTCCCTCTGATTCTTTGCAATGTTTGCGGGGCAAATGAAGAGGATGCCGTCTTTATCCACTTGTGCCTCCGGCCACCGCTCCAAAAACTCGTCCTGCCGGGTCTTGCGTGGATGCTCCTTCGCCCACGCCTCGACGATCTGAACAAGCCTTTCGGCGTCATTCGTCTCCCCTATTGTGCCGCATATCACACCATTCGCAGGGCACTCGGCACACGAACTAAACTGCTTACACATCCGGTTTCGCTCCCGGATAAACTCCACTGCATCCATGTCTATCCTCCTTCCCGCCCCGCCTCCGGGGCCTCGCCTCTTACCATCTGCCAGCACCGGCGGAACCCCACCATCCACGCCACGCAGCCGGGCCATACCTGCCCGCCCATCCTCTGGCTGCAGCTGCCCAGATCCTTCGATCGCTTCCGGCAGGTCTCGCAGGGGCATTCCGGCAGCCGGTAGGGCTCTCCCTGCCGCAGTCTCATGCCTCCCCGCCTCCTTCCATCGTCCGGATCACGATCTCCGTCCGGGGGTGCTGCTTGTCATACAGCACCCGGCTTCCGTCGTGGCTGACGATAATGCCGCTGTGGTCGTCCTCCAACACACCCGCCTCCACCAGCACGTCATCCAGCGCCTCCAACAGGTTTGTCAGATCCACTTTACGCCTTGTGGGCATATAAAACAGCGCCTTCACCTCCACCGGCTGCCGTATGGTCTCCAGCCGATACGTCCGCAGACACCATGCCGCCGCCTCGGCGTACTCCCGGTACGCCCGGCTGGGGGCGATGAAGGGGCGCCCCGTTCCGTCGTTTTTCAGGATCTGCTGGCTATTCTTCTTCGTCACCGGCGCAAGGCCGATGGTCATGATCACTTCCACTTTCTTCCTCCCGTCTTGCATATTTCCCGTCCACGGCCTCGCACAGCGGACACAGCCAGTATTCCCCGGCGCAGTATCGGGTGATCTGCCGCCGCAGCGCCTCACGGGACGGCATCCAGCTGACCACCGACTCGTCCGCCAGCACCCCCTCGCACACAATGCGCTGGGAGCCGTTGTCTGTCCTGTAATAGGGGCATCGCACGTGTACCTTTGCGTGTCCTCCGGCCATCGTCTCACCATCCCATGTACTTTTCCATCTGCCGGTCTGTCAGAGCCTGTGCAAGGCCCTTTTTGGGCGGCGCAGAGGCTTCCGTCCTGCTCCACCTCTCCCACGTCTCTGCATTTCGGCAAGCCGCTTTCCAGTCTTTCATGGGGGTCTTGCCGACCATCCACCCTTTCGATGCGTAGAAATCGATAAAGCCCTGCGGATCTACGGGTGACTGGCGCTGCGCCACATAGGACTGCACCTCTGCCAGCGTGGGCGGAACAAATCGCTTGGGGCCTGAGGGGGGAGGGGGGGAGCAATAACTATCGTTCTCACTCTCTTTCTCTCTCTCTTTCTCCTTCTCTTTCTCCTTGCGGGTTTGTTCCGGTTTGTTGCCGGTTTGTTTTCGTTTGTTCTGCGTTTGTTCCGGTTTGTTTTTCGTTTGTTCCGGCCTGTTGCCGGTTTGTTCGGCGGAGATCGACGTTTGTTCCGTCCGTCTGCGGTTTTCCGCCTTGCTGCGGCCCACCTCCAGCGTTGGCCGGATCAGGGTGAAAATGGCCCTCGCCACGCCAGATAGCTCCGTCTCCTCTCCGTCCAGTGCATAGGCGCATACCGCCAGCACGATGTCCCGGAACTCCTCCGCCGGAAGCTCCTTCAGTGCGTCGTAGTAGCTCCGGTACCAAGTAAATTGCTTTCGCTCCATCCCACGGCCCTCCCGTTAAAAGGGCAGGTCGCCGTCGTCCTCGACCTCCTGAAAGTCATCCGCCGACACATCCACGCCCCGTCTGGTGGCCTCCTCCCGCTTGCTGTCGGCAAAGTAAAGGCTGTCAGCCAGCACCTCCATGCTGCGCCGATTGTTTCCCTCCTTGTCCTGCCAGCTGCGGCCCTGCAGCGACCCGGTCACCGCCGCCATCCTGCCCTTGTCCAGATACTTGGCGGCAAATTCCGCCGTGCTGCGCCATGCCACCACGTCGATGAAGTCCGTCTCCCGGTTCCCCTCGGCATCCTTATAGTCCCGCTCCACCGCCAGCGAAAAGCTGGTCACCGCCACGCCGCTCTGGGTGCGCCGCAGCTCCGGCTTCTTGGTCAGCCGCCCCATAAGCACGATCCTGTTCAGCATACTGCCACCTCCAGTCCGTCCGCAAACAGTTTCAGCTCCTCCGGTCGAAAGTACACACGGGGGTTCCCCGCCTCGATCCGGTAGCCGTTCAGCTTCCCGCTGCGCCGCAGCTGGTCCAGCGTGTCCTCGCTGATGGAAAGCAGCTTTGCCGTCTCCCGCTTGGTGTAAAGCAATTTGTCCATTCCTGCATCCTCCTTGTTATGTTCGTTGTTATTGCGCTGTCACAGATAGGACTTCCCGAACTCCCGCCGGAAGTCCTCCTCCGTCCAGTGCTGCTCCTCCATGGCCTTTAATTGGCCGTAGCGCTTCAGGCGCTGCATCTGCCCTGCGCTCTGGTGTACGGCGCTGGGTGCAAAGATGTGGCACCTCCTGTGGCACAAATACACCACAAGGCCGTATTTCTCGCTCTTCTTACGGTACGCCCCGCCGAAGATGTGGCTAATGGTGCCGGTCTAATGGGTCTCCCGACCCATTTCTTCCGCATAAAAAACAGCGTCTCTCATCTGGCACCTTGCATCACCTCGTTTCTGTATGAAACAGCATCCCCTAATTTTTTGAACTGCTTACACACATTTGCCCACCCGATATTCACCCGATAGCCATCCTTGTAGCGGGAAATGTATTTTTCACCGGTGGATGAAACCATGCATCTTTTCTTCGGGTGGCGCATTAACTCCTTTGACCTTTGAATATTCTCTTTTTGCGTGACCCATTCCAAATTACCCGCATAGTTATTTCGTCTGTTATGGTCAAGGTGATCAACGACAAACTCGCCATTCTCCGGTTTTCCTATGAAAACCTCTGCAACGAGCCGATGCACATAGTAGTTTCTTCGCTTTCCATTGCTGCGGAACTGGACAAATACATATCCATTTCCGTTATCTCCAAGTGCCAACAAGCGCCCCCTGTCGGTTCTTGGTGAAACCCCGCCATGAGAGTTATTTACCATTCTTGTTCTCGTTAAAGAGCGAACTCTCCCGAAATTACTTACCTCATAGACTGCCTCATAATCTGGGACAGGCCGCCATATTTCTCTCTCATCCAATGGGCTGCGCCTCCCCCCATTGGGATTTCAGCGCCGCCAGCTGCTGCGGGGTCATGGTCTCGATCCCCGCCTCCCGGCAGTCCTCCACCACCCGGGCAATGAGCCTTGCCATCTGTTCCGTGTCGTAGGTGGAGGAACCGTACCACAGCGTCACGTTGACGCAGCCGTGGAGCTTGCTGGGTGCCTTTTCCGCCATCCATCCAATCCCCCGTCCGCTCCACCGGCGCATCAGCTCGTCCGCCGCCTTTTCCTGCACGCATACGATGTCGCTGACCCCGGCGATCTGCCGGATCTCCTCCTGATAGATGCCCTCCTTGGTGGCCCCGTAATGCGCCGCCAGCTTGTCCATCAGCACCCAGCAGTAGGCGTTGGCATCGAGGCTCCGGCCCTTGCGCTTGATCTGCACCACATACTGCTTGTCCGGCTTCATCTCGTCACAGATGGTCATTGCAGAGGCGGGGGACTGTACCCGGAGGCACAGCCACGCCCCATCGCTGTCCTGCTGCCACCGTGCGGCGGTCACATCAGCCTGCAACATTGCCCTGCTCCTTCTTCGCGGCCTTCATGCAGTCGGCGCACATCTGCGCTCCGTAGCGGCCCTTGGAGTACTTAACCATGTCCTTTACCGCCCACATTTCGCCGTTGCGCTTCTTGACGGACACAATGTCAGCTCCACATCGCTCACACACCGGAGCGGCGTTCCGCTCCTTCTCGTCCAGCTCGGCGGAGGAAATTTTGTCCGGGTCCTCGCCGGTGGGAAGCGCAAAGGTCCGCAGCCACATATACTTAAACGCATAGGTCATGGCCTTGCCGCTGCCCTTGTCTTGTGTGTCTGCGCCATCTCCGCAGGATGCAATCTCGATGTATTCCTCCGGGTTTTCCACGTTGACCATGCGGTAGATGACATCCACGTGGGTAATGTTCCCAGTTCTCCCGGCTGTCTGTGCGATGGGGTATACAACCAGTTTGTGTTTCAGCAGTTCCGCACGCATGATGGAGGTTACTTTCTCCTCGCTCAGTGCCTTGTATTTGGTGCTGCCAAACTCTACATGATCGTCCTTTGCCAAATACTGGACATCCTGCATGATTGCAGCGATTTTCTCGTAGATATTCATCATTCGGTTTTCTCCTCATCAACAACTTGTAGCGGGCAATATGCCCCGACGATTCGTGTGTCCAGCAAATACTCCCCCGTGCGGCGGCATTGATTTCGCGAATACGTCTCCAAAAGTGGGCAGAGGTTACAGCACATTTTCCCCTCTGGGAATGGGATTTCCACTGTAGCTTTTATGTACCGGAGGACGCCGTTTATCATCCCAAGCCCCCCTTATGCAAAAACTCCGAGAGATACTCACCCTCCGTCAGCTCGGAAATATAATCAAGCTGCACATCGGAGAACTTCCGTATAGCCAGCTTGAAATTTCCGATTGTTTCCAGCTCGCACTTGTGGCACATAGCAGACTTCATCGGCTTCCAGCCGTGGCAAACAGGACATTCATCCGCTTCTCCGGGGATAATCTCCTCTCCGCATTCTGGGCAAACATAAATTATGCTGTTTCCGCACTCATCGGACTTTTCCTCGATGTAATCCAACGAATGGAACGCTGCCCCACAATAATCACACAAATACATTACTAAGCCTCCATGATCTCGCCGTTCACCAGTTTGTACCATGTGTCCGCCTTGACGGTATCGCCGTCCACCTTTGCAATTTTGACATCAATGATGTTGCCATTATCGTCACGCTCAGAAACGACAATCCAGTTGCCCACAGTGCCTCTTGCAAGGCTATCTTCGCCCCATGCCACAGCAAGGCACTGTTTGCCCAATGCGGTCGCTCTCCCAGCGAAGCCGGTTACGACAGCCGTGCCACTATCACCCGATGCGGCGGCGTTGCCCCTCTCACCCGATGCGGCGGCGTTGCCCAGATCACCCGATGCGGCGGCGTTGCCACTCCAACCGGATGCGGCGGCGTTGCCACTCCAACCGGATGCGGCGGC